TCCTATTCTGACTACACTGGCTCAAGGTTTCATGTTGCCGGCGACAAATATCGCCAACTTTATTGCCCCCGTTGTTGACACCCCTACTCGTGCTGGCCGCATTCTGCGCTTCGGCAAAGAGCAGTTCGCCATCAACGACTTCCGTCGCGCCTACGGCACCAACATTCCCTTCGTTCAGAGCCGTTATGACTCTGAGCCTTATGCTCTCGAGCAGGAAGTTGTGGCTTGGGAACTGCCCGAAGAAGTCATTGAGAACGCTGGCGAAGGCCCCGCTCAGGTTGACCTGCGTGCGATTGAAACTCGCAACGCCATGTCCCGCCTGATGAACGCTTACGAGTACACAGTCTCGCAAGCCGTCACCGTCACCGGTGCTTACAACCCTTACGAAGCTAGCGCTGGCGCTGGTACACAGACAGGTCTCGGTTTCACAAGCTGGACCACTTTCAACGTTTCATACGCGACCGCTTCCGGTCCTGCTCCTTGGTCCTCACTGACCTCCAACCCAATCGAAGACGTCCTGACTCTGAAGCGCTCCGTCGCTAACCAGATCGGTATCCGTCCTAACTCGATGGTTGTCGGTACAGCTGTGTTCGACCAACTGCTGACCAACCAGGCGATCCTTGAGCGTATCAAGTACACCAGTGCCGATTCTATCGACACCGACGTGCTCGCTCGTTACTTCGGACTTGAGCGCGGTCTGCGCGTGGCCGAAGGTCGTTATTTGGCCACCGATGGAACTCTGCAGCCCGTGTTCCCTGAGAACGGCGTTCTGTTGTTCTACAGCCCCAACGGTCCTTCTGACTCCGTTATGCCTGCTGGTGGCGCTAATGCTGCTACACCTGCTTTCGCTTACACTTACCAGCTGACCGGCACCCCTGCCGTTCGTCCTGAGTACTACATCCGTGAGCGTCGCGTTGTCCGCGCTGAAATTACCGTTGAGCGCGTGATCAACCTGGTTGGTCTGGGTGCTACTGGTCTTATCGGTTCTGGCGCGATGGTCACCGACATTCTGTCCTAATCGGACACTAAGGAGGTGTTATCATGGCTATTTTACGTCCAATCACAAAAGCGCAGTACGAAGTTTCCTTCACTGCGGTAGGTGGACCGACCTTCACATCGGTGTTCACCAAATTCAGCGGCATCAAAGATTCCGCGGACAGCAACACCTACGCTAACGGCACAGGCAACCGTCTGTACCACGTCGTTGGTCCCCGCACAGCTGACAACGTCACGCTGAATGCGCCCTACGATCCGACCATCTTCAAGACTCTCGAACAGTTCTGGCTGACCTACAACTGCAACCCTGTCACCATCACAGTCACTCCTCGTGATTGCACCGGTGAAGGCGATGCAGCCACTGGCGGTCAGTACATCTGCTACGAGTGCCAGTTCACCAGCATCACCACAGGTGAGGTTGATCGTGAGTCTGGTGACGTACAGGAAATCGAGGTGGAATTCACATTGAACTACTGGGATCGTACCTGATAATTACTGGGATTTACGTCCTTTCACTGCCCCCGGAGTTTTCGCTTCGGGGGTTTTTTATTAGGGGTAAAACCCATACAAGAACAAGGACCTGTAGAGGTACATGAGCAAGACTACCTTTAGTTCAGGTGTCATCGTCACTTCCGCGTGGCTCAATGGCGCCCAACAAATCTACTTCGACGGTCAGGACCTAGACTGGCACTACAACCCTCTGGGCATCAACTCCCTGATCACAACTGGCCCCAATGGCCTGGATTCGGAGTTCATCACATTGGGCACTGCCCAGCCGACCATCGATGGTGCCGGTTTGTACATCAGCGGCACGCCCATCAGCGGTGCCAAGGTTGTCACAGGCCTGTGGAACTTCGGCTACGACTCGTCTGTGGTCGGCAACCCTGCCAACGATAAGCAATACGCACCCAAAAGCTACACCACCAACGACAAGTACAACTACGCCAACGGCATCCCCACACCCTCGATCCCCCAGAAATTTGCTGCTCTGGCAGATCCAGACCTAGTGACCAAAGTGGTTCTGGCAGACCAGATCACCGAGCTTCTTGATAGCCTTGAAATCGACAATGGTCTCTACTACTCCGCTGGTAGTCCGACTTGTAATAACTACTCCGCACCTGGCGGTTCCACTGTCATCTGTCCGCTTTAACTGAGGTAACCCTGTGCCACGCTACGCGCCATTACCTCCGATTAACATTGACCCCCGGACTGAAGCTCAGCTCGTTCAGCAGGCGTCACAGAGAGTTTACGAAGCTTCCAACCAGACGCTGAACGACTTCAGTGCCGGTAACCCCCTGGCCGCTTTGCTTGAAGGACAAGCATTTGCTCAGGGAGAGTTCCTGTACTGGGCTAACCAGCTTCCGCAGTCCGTCCTCATCGAGTGGCTTGGGCCCTTTCTCGGCGCGATGCGTCGCCTGGGCACCCCGGCGACTGCTCGTCTGCTGGTCACAGTTCCGTTCTCGAATGACATCACCGTCATCCCTGTTGGCTCAGCCTTTGTCACCGACCCGAACATCACAGGTGGTGAGGCATTCTCCTTCATCTCCTCCACCGAACTTCGCATCCCTGCGGGTGAGAGCTCGGCTTTCCTTCCCGTCTCCTCGCAGTATGTTGGTGCGCAGTACAACTGTGCTGCCAACTCTATCACTGTCGCCTCGGCCATCAACGTTGTTGGCCTGACTGTCACCAACCCTCAAGCGGCAGTCGGTGGCAGCGACGTAGAGACCTACCAGCAAGTCCAGGAGCGTTTCTTCACACTTATCCGTCGTCGCAACCCAGTCAGCGAGGAAGACTGGCAGAACTTCTTCATCGACTTCTACGGTGTTGGCACGCTCACCTCGGTGCAACCCAACCGCCCTAACCAGGGTTCGTACAACTACCTCACTGACTACCTTAGGGCCAATGGCCAGACGTCATTCTTTGTTCTCGGCCCCGATGGAACCGAACTGACAAGAGACCAGCTTCAGCGTGGGCAGAACGTGGTCAACTTCTCCACACCAGTGGAGAACACCGCACACCTGTACCCGATGACGCTCAGTCAGGTTCAGTACAACCTGAAGGTGGAGATTGATGCCAACGGTCCTTTCGGTGCCAACCTGCAGAATACCGCTCTCAGCTTCCGTGACCGGCTGTTCGACATTCTGACCCCGGGAAATGTCTTCCCCATCACATTGAACCCCACCGTCAGTGACGTTGACGCAGCTTTCTACAACACTTTCGACGACGCCACTCGCTACAGCGACCCGCACATCGAGCTCACTGCTGCGTACAACACCCCGCCCTTGCTTGAAACATCGGCAGCGACCTACACACAGGTATATTCATTCGAGCCCACCGAGTACCTGCTGAACCAAAATGACCTAGTGAAGTTGACGCTTCCCGTGGATACTTTCTTCCCGGTCCTGTCGTCTTTCACTCCTTACTCTAGCGAGAAGCCCCAGCAGACTGTCTACAACAATCTGGCGCTGAAACAGATTCAGTTTTTGGCCGCTGGCACCTACGTTCAAGGCGATGTGGTCTACTGGTCCAGTGTCGTTGGTGGAGATGACGAGCTCCACGTCATCCTAACCAACATTGTAATCGACTCTCAGGCCCAGATCCCGGCGTACATCACACAGGGGCGCATCTCTGCTGCGATGGTTTACTCTGCCTGGACTGTGGGCAACAGCTACGTCAATAACACTGCCGGCATTTTTGGTCCCCAGATTGTCCTGTATGACTATGCCCCCGATGAGTTCGTCCCAGACCCTACGTCTCTGATTCCCCTCAGCAAGCGTCCTGGTGCTTTTGTCTGGGAAGTCGCTCAGAACTTCACTCTCAATGCTTCCACCAATGACCTGACTGGAGCTCAGGGTGCTGGTCTAATCGGTGGTGCTGTTCTGCCACAACAACTGAATGTGGGTCAGACCTACGCCGCTGGGACCTGGGTTTACACCCCTCAGGTTGGCTCTGGTCCAGACCCTGTCGCCGACCCGTACTACAACTACGTTGACCTTACTCAAGGTGCGGTGAATAAGTATGCATATGTTATTACAACTTTCACTTACCAGCCTAATGAGCTAACCATCAGTGTGTACTTTGATGAGCTGGCGACTCAGGGCATCATCAAAGAAATCGTTGTTCAAAATGGCGAAGCTGGTCTGCCCATCTACAAGTACAGCCCTCGTTTCCGGACCGGCACCTACCTCGAGTACCGCCAAAACTCCACAACGCCGCCCCAGTACTTCATTGCTGCGACGTACTTCACCCCCAACAGCACCAACATCGAAGAGCTCCTTAGCGAGGGTGTGGTGTTCCCACTTGCACCTTTGCCCACACAGAAAGTGTTGCTGAGTGCTCAGATAGCAGACGGCACGGTGAAGACCCCGGTTCGTATGTTTGTCTTCTTTGAAGGGGACCGCACTTTCTTCCGTCAGGGTTCGAAAGTCATTTCCTACACAGCAACCTCCAACGTCACCCCACTTTTCGCCTTCTACATCTACCTGCAGAATGGCACTTTCGTGGAAACCCAGACTTTCCTACCTGGGCAGTTTGAATATCAGCAGTACATCCCATACTTCGACCCCCTCTATGCCCTACACGCAGAGGACACGATTCTTGCCGAAGATGGGAAGAACCTCTACCGCGTGATGCGTGCTTTCACCCCGCCACTGACAGTTGTTGACTGGACTGCCACCGAGGTTGTGGACACTGCCCGCGTCCAAGAGTATGCTGGCAACCTGCTTCGGTATGTCAATTTCTACACTTGCGAACAGGACATTCTGTCGCAACTGGGACGTGATGTCTCGGCTATCAAATTGGGTATTGCCCAAATCACCCTGATCCCCAAAGACTCAGGACGCTACAACAACTCTCGCCCTCAGACTATCTATGTCTGGGAGGATACCAAAACCCTAGTAGAGGTGCCTCAGCTTTCTTACTACTCAGGCACTCCATACCAGTTCACACCGCCTAACTACAAAACAGGAACGCTGAACCTATAATGAGCCAACAGCAGATACCTACTAATGGGGGACTGTCGCAGGTCCAAACGACTGTGGTGACACCTCGTGTCAATGCTCTGTCGAAACAGTTCATCGCCCTCAACAGACTGGAGTCTCGCCCGACTGAGTGGGTTATTGACGGTCGGCCCATCTACCGTCGCCTACCAGCGGTAGCCGAAACCTACCAGATTGACTTTTTCAACACAGTTAATGTGCCCAACACAGCTGCTGCTGTGAAGCAGGAGGCTATCGGTTACGTGTACATTCCGTGGGGAGAGGGCATTTTTGGCTCAGTCTCCATGGAGGTCGTGGCGTCTGACTCGCTGAAAGACCTGGTGGTGAAAGCCGGCAACATCGTCTGGCAGTACGGGATGACCTCGGTACTTCCTGCGGTGTTCAACCTGGAGGAGCTGGAAGTTGCCAGTGGTACCTACTTCCTGGGCTACCAGCTCATCTTCGATGACAGCCCTTTTGAAGCTCTCTACTCAGTGACCGACTTCGCCCTCACTGGCGAACCTCTCGAAATAACGAGCAGCACTGACATCCTTTCCGGATGGCGTGACCCTGCTGT